CGTCCATCAAATGAAACTAACTGGTATAAAGTGATTGCAGCTTGCGGTGATAGTTCATACACTTATAAATTAAAGATCACTCCCAATGGAAGTAACTATGGCTGGCCTGGTGGTAACACATCAAATGAAAATTGTACTGTTACCAGATTTGGTGCTAGCCCAGATCTCAAATTAAAAATGGTTGCAAATGGCGCTCATGTGGATTTGAGAAATAATGATAATGGCACAGTAGCTCGTTTGAGTAATGTAATTCCGAGTACAGATGTTAGTGGCTGGTCTGTGTCGCTTGTTGGTACTTCTTCTGCTATTAGTGGTTATAGCAATACCGGTAAAACTGTTACAGCAAGTAGCATAACAACAGATGGCTACATAAAGCTTGACTTTAAGGTTGGTTCTATATCTAAGAAATGGTACATTACTTTTAAGCAATAAAGGAGAGTAATTAAAATGACAGTTATGGAAATCATTGAAAATGTGATTAAAGATTTGGAGGCAATCGACGTACCTGTAAGTAAAATTGAGTCTATTGGCATACCCATTTCGAGAAGTGTTAATGGATTAAAAGCATGTATAAATGCATGGAATGATGCTGATAATAAGGAAAAAGCAAAAACAGATGAAGAACCTGTAGTTGAGCTTGTACAAATTGATGATTCTTCCGAAGAGAATTAAATTAATATTTCATAAAAGGAGCAAATCAAAATGGAAGAGAACAATAAATATTTTGATACTGAAATTAGCGGTATGCTTTATACAATTAATGAACTTAGTAATATTCAGGTTCCCGCATATCTTATAAAATCCGTCGGAATTCCTATTGCAAGTGCTATTCAGAACCTTACACTTATTAAAAATAGCATTGAGAAAAAAATCAAAGAGGATTCTAAAGAAAATGAAGAAAAGCAGGAAACTGATGAAACGAAAGGAAATGATCTAAATGAAAATTAACTGGAAAGTTCGTTTCAAGAATGCGGCGTGGCTTACGTCATTTATTTCCCTGATTGTCGGATTTATTTTTAATATTCTTAAGATATTTGATATCGTTCCAAGTATCACGCAGAACCTGGTCATGGACATTGTTGGCCAGGTTCTTACTTTCCTCGGCCTGATCGGTGTAGTGGTTGATCCTACAACTGCGGGACTTAATGACAGTGCCCGAGCCATGTCCTATGAAGCTCCCTGGGAAGATAAAGTGACAGGAGACCCAAACGAATAATAATGATGTGTCCAAATAAATGCAGAAACTGCAGATTTGATATTTTTACAGACATTCCTGTCAGGGGAGGAGATAACAATGGCACCATGGGTAGAAAGGATTCTGACGATATTAGTCGCTGTTCTGGCAACGTCAGGATTCTGGGAATATCTGAGAACAAGAAGAGAAAAGAAAGATGCTAAGACACGAATGATCCTAGGCCTCGGTCATGATAAGATTGTGTATCTTTGCATGAAATATATCGAACGAGGATGGATTTCTCAGGATGAGCATGAGGATCTTAACAAGTATATTTATGAGCCTTATAAAGCGATGGGCGGAAATGGAACCGCAAAACGATTGATGGAAGAAGTTAACAAACTGCCTATTCACAAAATTACATATATGCAACAGGCAAAAAATAGTAAGAATGGTGTTGTATGAATAGAACCTGATCCTGGTCCTGCCTGGTGGTGAGAAAAATGTGGATTTTTGCGAATCCAAATCCAAGCCAAAAGCAGGTTCCGGATTGTGTAATAAGAGCCATATCGATTGCGTTGAACCGTGATTGGTATCAGGTTTATGATGAACTATGCTGGCTTGGCAGACAGGAATGTAACATGCCAAGTGCAGATTCAGTCTGGGGCAAGTATCTGTATCAGAAGGGTTTTGAGCCATTTCTGCTTCCGGATATTTGCCCCAGATGTTTGTCTGTAAGAGCATTTTGCAACTGGTTTCCGAAGGGTATTTATATCATCGGAACCGGAAGTCATGCTGTAGCCGTGATTGATGGTAATTATTATGACAGCTGGGATTCTGGGAATGAGATTCCAAGTTTCTTTTGGCAAATAAAATAATGAAGGAGAAGATGCTTTATGCCTCAGTATTATAATCCATATAACATGATTTATCCTGCTTCTTATCAGCCGGTTGTCGGTCAGGCATCTTTTGCGCCATATAATAATCAGCCGCAGATGCCCGCCCCTGTTCAGAATACACCCAAAGTCATGGAATGGGTCGAAGGAGAAATTGGGGCAATAGCATTTCAGATGCCTAATGGACTGGCTCCAAACACCGCTATTCCACTTTGGGACAGCAAGGATACAAATATTTATCTGAAGAGCTGGAATCAGATGGGTATGGCGAATCCAATTCAGAAGCTTCATTATACAATTGAGGATGAACACATTCCGGTACTTCCGGGAAATACGAATCAGCAGTCTGGCAGCATGTCCGGAAATGATATGAGTCAGTATGTGACTAAGACTGATCTGGAACAGCTTAAAGAAGAGCTTCAGAACAGCATTTCATCCATGAGTAAGTCTTATGGAAATCAAAATGGAAGTAATGTATCCGGAAATCAGAGAGGCG